CACCCAACAGACCGCGTAACTGTAACCCACGTCCTACGTCTAGTGCCGTGAAAGCCTTACGCATCCGCTGTGCATCACCCGTCATACGTCCCATGTCACCTGCAACACGGCGTAACGAGTTACCCGTCCTGTCAGAGACGGATAAGATGAAGCGGATGTCGTAAGAGCTAAGAGCCACTAGGAGCTTTCATTCTCTGGTCTAGTCTCTCTTGTGCAGCTTGCTTCTTTTCCTGCGACTGTTCGACTCGGAACTGTGCATCTAACACAGCTTCCATACGGATGACATGTCCGTATGGCTGGTTGAACAGTCCGCCTTCGTATGGGAGTACTTTGAACTCTCTACATAGACGAACTGTTCTAATCCAGTGATATGCCTCGTCTACTATGTCGTGGGCAAAGATGCGACGGGCACGTCTGTCAGCTCCCTCTCCCCCTCTAAGGAGGATGAAGCAGGCGAGGGAAAATCCTTTACATCAACCTCGACATTATGTAACTTGTCGATGGCATCTTCAATTTCCTGACCAACACGAGGATCGAGTACAGAGAGCGTTGCATGGTTAGAGAAGTCTAGCTTCTTACCATCCTCATCTTCCAAGTTGTGGTCAATGATACAATGCTCGAACTCGTAGGCACGTGCCCATGCCTGTAAGGTCGCGATTTCCACACGACCTTCCTGCTGCTGATCGAAGAACAGCTTACCGCCCTTATCACGACGCACAAGCATTTCGTGATACGGTAGCTGGCGGATGTCTACGTAACCACCAGGGCAGCTTTTAAGGTCTACCCTGGTGGCTTCCGTAGTAATCGTTGCGCGAGGCATAACCTTCTCTCCTTTCCTCGCTGTAGATTACTTCTTCTTATGCTGACTTGCTCGGATAGCTCGGCCTTGCTTGTTAGCTTTGGCCTTAGCTCCCTTACCGTAGTAAGTCTTACCGGAGCCACCGTACTTGTAACCCCCACCCTTTGTCTTACGAGTAGGCATTACGCGATGTTAGTCGGAGACTTCACCTGAATCTTGTATGCGTCTCCACCGGCAATACCAATCAGACGACCAGTAACACCAGCCATGATTAGATCGCCGATACCTTCGAGACCCAGGTCATATGTCTCATAGAACATACGGTTGGCTGTGATCTGAACTGCAGATGTAGCAGCAGCGAACGTTGTACCACCGTTGGCACTAAGCAATCTAACCGCTCGCTGCGTAGTGTTCTTGAAGTTGTCGTACTCAGTACGATCAATGAAGTCAAGCTCAGTTTCGATGTTAGCAACTGTCTCACCGAAGCTGATGTACGATGCCGAACGATCAAGACGGATTCTATTCTGCGGTTCCGCATTGAAGTCTGTGCGGAACGTGAACCCGTTGTAATCGATCGAAGCTGCACCGAACGTAGGTGTAACAGCCGAAGCTGCAACGAACACCTGATGTGCGTCTGCACCGAACAGATCGGGTGCAACGAACGTCGGAGTACCAGCGTTAGCGGACTCAGCCTCGGATAGACCAAGAACGTTAAACGTTACCTTAAGAACACCTTCGTCCGTATCTAGCGCAAACTCCATGCCACCCATCGTGCACCCTGCATATCCGAACATCTCGTTATTTCTCGAGACATGGATAGACATGGTACGCTGCACATTACCGGAAGCTGCGGTAGAAGTACTACCGGCTGAACTAGGTGCATACGTATATTCAACCGGAGGTCCAGCAACCTTAGCAATAGTGTGCCGAGTACAATGAAGGAAATACGGGAGGAAGCGAGGATCGACTTCCATTTCAATATCGCCTTCGGCATGGTAGTAACCCTGCTTAACATCCGAACCGATTGTCTGCAAGCGCAGCTGTGGTGAAACATACGGATCAGATGTATACTTGAGAGACTCGTTAAGAATCGGAACGGCAACCGCACCTGCATCATCGGGTGCGACTAGTGTACCGTTCGTAGCCTCAAGTGCAATGATGACGTATCCGCCACCACCAATACCTGCTGGCATTAGCTCTTACCTCCTTCCTCTGCCTTCGTCTCGGGTTCAGGTTCAGGCTCTCTCTTAGGAGTTTTCTCGTTAGGCTTACGGCCCACGCGCTGTTGATAAGCGTCCAACTGATCCTTATCTAAATCAATTGTGGTGCCGTTCTTAACTAACCCCACACCGGGGACATCCAGTTCCACGTCCTTCTCGAACTCTGGAACTTCAANCTTNAGCTTCACTTGAAAGCCTCCCTCACTTGAGCAATTATACTAAGTGACGTACCAATTGCAGTTAAGTTATCTGTGGACACTAGCGAGGGCTGCTCATCTGTGACGAAAGACTTGTGGATGCGGGGATCAAGTAACGTAAGCCCCTTACTATGAATCATAGTCACCACAGCCGTAGCTAGTTCCATATCTGCCTTCGTGCGCTCTTGCCTATTCTGCGAAAGATTCGCATGCATGATAACTACTTCCACATTTAGATTAGTGAGGAAGTAGTGTGTACCATGAATCTCTCGAGCGGCGCTATCGTATAGTACGAGAGCTGCCGGNTACTGTGGNATNAGTACCCCATCACCGAATGATACGTATTGGAAACCGAACTGGTGATTGTCGTCCTCAAGAAACTCTTTGATCTTATCAATTAATTCCTCTGGCCTCATGTAAGTGGCCTTCTGGCCTTAACCATCCGACCACCACGCTTGTAGATACGGATGGCATCATCAGCCCATTCATCCATAGCCTTGACAGTTAACTGCTGTGTGTATTGTGACGGCCCAATGAATCTACGCTGCGGAATAGTTCCTTCACCTGCTTCGGTGAAACCAGCCTTTTTAGCAGCGGCAGCATATTCCTGAGTAAGCTGTCTATGTGCTTCGGTTACTGACTGTGCAGCCGTCTGTGCGGCCTGTCCTGCACGTCTACGCTCTAGGATGTTAGACTTAGCTCGGTTAAGCACAGCTTGCTTAGTAGGTACAATCGCCTTAGGTGTACCACCCTTACTATCATCCTGCTGATGGTAAACTGCGTATGGTGCAATCTGTAGAACGCGGCCCTGATTAAGGAACACACCTTGCTTGCTAACACCCCAATGGTTCTTGTTTGTAACCGCACGATACATCCTTCTATTCGTACGACTACGCTGGAGCATACGCCCTCCAACGTGTGGTTCTCTTTCTGCTCTTGCACTAAGCGCAGGCCACTGTACGTTAGTGACTGGATCAGTCTCAGAGTCGAACGCATTCTTAACGTCGTCAATGAGAACCTGCTTGCTATACATCAAAGGCTTGCGATAGTCCTTGATGTTGGCTGTGAGCAGAACTAAGTCACGTCTGATCTGTTCCGGTGTAGGATCGGAAATGAATGCAAACCTAGGAAATGCAATATCAGCCCTAGATGGCATTAGAACACATCCGATACCGTGAACATTCTAGGCGGACTATCATCGTTAGGCTTAAACATATCACGCGAAAGGTGACCACCCACATCTTCGTTGGTATCACCACCAGGATCAGTGATGATGATACCACCAAGGACGATCTGGTCTAAGAGGCTCATGGCCTCGTCGTACAAGTGCTGTGCGTATTCAGGGTAACCAGCGATTTCTGAGCTAAATGCCTTAGCGTAGACTAGTGCTGCGACTAGTCGCCCTGCAATCTGCTGGATTACTTCTGGCGTGGTTGTTTCGTCAACCCAAGTTGCGAGAGTTGCAGGAGAGAACGTACCACTGAGTCGCGCTTTGATAATTCGCTCCGCATCACGAATTGGAGCGTCGTCATCTGCGTTATAGACATACAGTTTGTCCGCTGGCAGAAAGACATTAACATTATCGATTCCGACGATGGGCACGTTCTCTCCTGAACCCTTACCTAGTTGCCGATCTTCTTCTGTCCCTCAGCCTCGGCTGCTGCCGCTGCCGCTGCATCATCATCTGTTGGGCTAGATGTCTGTGCATTGGCATTAGCAAGATCGAGCTGAGCCTGCTCAAGTTCAGCAGTTAACTCGGCAACCTGAGCTTCTAACTCAGCGACTCTATCCTGTGAATCAGAAGCTTCCTTCTCTAACTTCTTCGCGTCGCCAGGTGCACCAACAAGACCAGCCTTCTTAAGTGCAGCAAGATCATCCCAATCGCTCGGGACTTCCTCACCAACGGCATAGGTCTTGCCACCACCCTTAAGTGCGACGAGTGCAACATGCTTAGAAGCAGCCATTATGCAATCACCGACTTGTAGAGATAGCCAGCAACGTTAGAGACGATCTTGATGTCGTAACGGAACGAGACACGGAACAGATCAGCCTTGCGAGGTTCCTCGCGCCAGGTATCGACAGGTCGCACAACCGTATCGCTGTACGGATACACGAACGTCTTACCGAACGTCTTAGTCCTCTGACCAGTCTGTGGATCGACAACACCGATCCAAACATCCTTACCCCAAAAGTCCGAGATGGACTCTGTGGCATCGATGTTATCAGCGGTGTTGTACTGCGACTCAGCAATGATAAGCGTACCAGAGAAACCAGTAAGCTCAGCAAATGCTTCCTCGGCAGTTAAGCGGAATGACTTGAAACGATCAACGATCTTCGGATGGTTGCGAAGATAGCTCCACACCAGCCAAGGCATCACGATCGTATTGGCTGCACGTCCAGACGAAACGTAAATCTGTCGTAATGCAGCCTCGACATCCGCAACAGGATCAGAAGAAGCAGAAGCATAGTTGTCCCACTGATCCGCCAGAACAAGCGTACTAGTATTACCAACGGGATAGTTGGCAGCTAAGCGGTACGCATCTGCAACAGCCTTCTCATGTCCAAGCATCACGGAGCGAGTAGCAAGCTCCGTTGCCTGCTGATTAAGCGAGAAGTCAACAGGGAACGTACCAGCAGCACCAAGTGTCTCTCGTTCCTCATCAAACACCGGAACCTGGAGAGAGTGCTCACGAACACTATACGTATCCGTGCTCCACTTGGCACCCTGAATTTCGTTAGCAACCGTACCCATCGCACGAAGGTCAGGGAAGATCAGCCAATCTGACCGATCGAACACCATGTACCTACCTGCTAACGTGGGCGTGTTGGTAATCGGAGCAACGCGCTCACCGACCAAATCCTTAGCGGTCCAACCAGTACTGAAATCGCTAAGTAGAGGATCGACGTCACGCAGAGTCCAGTTATCAAACATGTGGTTTACTCACCTCCTTCCAGATTACGGGGCCAGGGCAGCACCAAGCGTAATAGCGACCGGGATACGAGTTCCCGATGCACCATCAGCCTGTGCCACACCAATGACGCGGTTGCCGGTAGTAGACGTTACAGCCTGACCAGCGTTGTTAATACAAACCAACGCACCCTGCTGAATAGTACCGGCGCATTCCATCTCAGTGATACCAGCCATACGAACCGAAGCTAACTTCTGCTTCGTAATCTCGCCGGCTGACACACTGTACTGTGCAACGCCGATAACAACATCAGTAACAGCAGTGACAGGCGTAACTTCACCATCATTGCCCGTACCCTTAACAGCACGGAACTTAGTAATGGCAGCTGCGGCCTTGAAACCCTTATCAAGGACGAAGTTACCGTAAGCAGGCATTTATACCTCCCTTCCTCTACTTCGTCCGGGCAGCTGCGGCATACTGCCGTGCCAGGTCCGGGTGCTTTTCACTTGCGATCTTAACTGCGGCACCGTAATCGAGATTGTCTGCAACCCGAATCTCGGCCACCTTCTCTGCAAATGCCTTCTTTGCAGACTCAGCATCCGCAGGTGCTTCCTCGACACGCGAAGTGCCACGCTCACTGTAGTCCACCATACCATTCGTAAGAACGGCATCGAGCACATCAGTAAGATGTTCCTCAGTCAGCTGACCAGTGGAAAATGCCTTGTGCATATCCTCGATCTTGCTAACTGCGAGAGCAGAGAAACCGAAGGGAGTATCTTCCTTAGTCTCGGACTCACCCTCACCAGTAACCTTAACAACACGCTGCTTCGCATAGCGATCTGCGAAAGCCTTTGCCTTGTTCTCACGATCGGATGCCTCTAACCTCTGCATCTTCTCGAACTCAGCGGGATACCTCTCAGAGAATGCCTGCGCTGTCTTTGCGTCCTCTAGAGCGTCAACGATAGGCTGTGCTTCGTTAACACGCTCCGTGAATGCAGCAAGGACAGTATCCTCTGTAGGCTCTCCCTCTAACTTAAGAAGCTCACCGAGCTTCTTGAGGAATTCGTCCATATTGTCCTCCACGTCGTAAGCGTCGGGATCAGGCTCTACAGGTGGACTTGTGCCTCTAGTACCCTGAGAGTTCCCATCATCGTCGTTGTCTTGTCTAGGCGTAGGGCCAGTTGCGGGTTCGGAGTGTTCCCAATCCGCAACCTCATTTGTAGCAGGCAGCGCAGCTACCTCAGCAGCCAACTCCGAGAAGTTAAGGGGAACCATGTTCTTATAGAACGGCTGGTTAGTTAAGGCACCACCGGCAGGTACATCCTTGAACTTAACCTGTGTTGTCTTATCTTGCCACTCGTCGTACCACTCAGGAGAGAAGTACTTCCAAGCACCATCCTTAATCTCGTTGCTGGCTTCCTCCGTAAAGACAACGCGCCAATACATGCCATCATCTCTACGTTCCATTTCCCTGACCCATCCAGCAGCCTTAAAGCCCTTAGATGCGTCCCTACCGAAATGCTCGTAGTTGATCGGCAAGTCCTGTCCATACACGTTATCGTTGAAGTGTTGAATGAATCGATCAATACGACTTTCATCAACAACTTCCTCACCGTAGACCGGATGGTGGAAGGTACCCATAGGAGAAGCCTGAACCCACACGCCTTCGGTGAGTTGATCGCCTGAGAATGCACTAAGCTTCTCAGTAAACACCATGAATTGCCTGCTCATATATTCACCTCCTCCTATCCTTCGTCCGGCGCTTTACCAACATTACCAGTTGTATCTCCCTTAATACCACCACGGTCTGTAGTAGGACCAGGAACCTTCGGTGGTAACTCAGGACGCGGTTCTAACTTCTGTGGCATATCTGCCTGCTTGCGAACCCACTGTTCGGTAGGATCGTCCATTGTGACGATACCTTGCGAGACAAGGTTCGACATGGCAGATGCCCACATCTGAATATCCTTACCTTCACCGATGTTCCGAACCTGCATCTTCGGGAATCTATCGGTGTCAAAGTTATATCCAACAAGCCGGGGAATCAGGTACAAGTTGAATGCCTGGCAGATGTTATTGCCNACCGAGCGTAACGACTTCTCATACATGTTCTGATGNGAACCCGATGTTGCTCGACCACCACCGCCTGCATCCTGAATACCAAGCAGTAGGAACTGAGTCATCACGTTAAGCATAATCATGCCGTTGTGATGCTCAATAGACTTCATCACATCTACAAGTGCGCCCTCCGGCTTAACGAAGTCCATAACGTAGCCAGGAGGCTGAACGAATCCAGCTTCTTCATTAGCGCGCACATTGCGGACGAGTTCCTTAGCTGCTTCCTTNTCCTCNTCCGTGTATCCCATNGGTAGTGCAATACGCGGGATACCAAGAGCATGACGTTCCTTCTGNATTGCATCGATCTTATACAAGTGGTCCTTGTAGAACCAATGCTTATAGCTTGTCCTTAATAAGCTCTTGCCTGTAATATCCCCACCCCGCTTGTTAAGGGTAAAGATGATGAGCTTATTAATGGGGATGTTGACATCCTTCGTGCGGCCTTCGGCGTCAATAGCGGTCTGTACCACGCCGGCAGGACCGCCATTGTCATCATACAGATATTCCTTAATCGTAGTGGGGTGCCTAATAGCAAGCTTACGCAGCATGGTGTAGTTTCTACGATTAGCACCGCTACGAGTAGGTGACCACTGGCGAGTCTCGAATACAGGCTCAAGCAAACTGTGACCATACTCGTACATACGCAGGACATCATCCATTACCGTGAGGAACGGAATGGTCATACCTTCAAAGAGATTGAACCGGACGAACTCGGCAATGTCCAAGTTCTCCTGCTCACCGTCGTATGGCTCCATAAAGAAGTCAGCCCCCATTACGGGGGCTTTACCTGCACGGAGCGAAACGTCAACGGCAGCATCGTTAGACGACATGAGTTCGTACTGCCGATAGGCACTTTGTCTAGTGCCTAACGCGGGAACTACGTCACGCAGGATTACTGGCGCAGAGCTACCTAACTCCTTAAGCGCGTCAGGCTCAACCTGAGTCGAGCCTGTAGCATTTAACGATGTAGATGTCTCGCGTCGGCGTGCGTCGCCTCTACGGGGGATAAGCGCCATTTAGGTCGGGAATCCCTTTGATAGTGTTACGTTCATTTTGTTCTGGAAGAACGTAGCTGCTTCTGTACGGGCACGGCCACCGTACACGTCAGCCAAGCTACCCGCTCCTGCACGAAGAACCACGAATTCATTGAAGAAATAACGTAAGGCATCCGGGCCGTGGTCGTCGTAATCATGCTGTCGCTCCACCCCCGTTCGTCCTTGTGCATTATGACCTTCACGCACTTCTGCATAACGCAACTGATCCATCTGTCTAGTTAGATTAATGCATGATGGATCGATAAGTAATCCGCTCGTTCCATCAGGACGAACCTTAAGTGCCGCGCGAATCGCCTCTACACCTAATGACCACCCCACAGAGTTACCGGAGATATGGCCAAGTAAGGGAGCTAGTGTAGCAATCTCATCTGCGCCTCGAGGATCACCGAACATACCATTGATGTGGTAGCCATCGGGATTCTTTCGTGCAGCGATTACCTTACCATGCTCATGCGTGGCCATACCACTTACCTGATACTCCCTCCAAACCAATACGCGATCTGACGGATCGACCATAATGTCAAGAACAACGAAGGGATCAACATAGCCAAAGTCAAACGCCAAGTAATTCTGCCACTCGGGATTATACTCGATCTTCTTGACATGGTAATGGAATGAGAACTCGGTGTAAATCTTACCTTCGAACGCAGTGAATTCGGCTGCGTACTCTTGAAGGAAGTGCTGCTTNNNAACNGTNNNNTCNATGCGTAAGATTTCCGAATCAAATCTTCCCCCTGGNTACATNTTTGTGTTAGTCCAAGTCGGGAACTGCCATGAGTCGTAGTCAGT